AACTTTGCAAGATATCCTGATGTGCCTGTGGTGGAGACTGCGGTGCCGGAGAATCCGGAGGCGCCACTCCATCCGCTATACCCACTAATCCCCGATGTGCCGCTGAATCCTGATATGCCGCTGAATCCAGACACGCCCGAATAACCGCTAAATCCAGATGTGCCAGAATATCCACTCCATGCGCTTTCGCCAGAATATCCTGAAATTCCAGACGTACCAGAATATCCACTCCATGCGCTTTCGCCAGAATATCCTGACCAGCCTGATGACCCAGAAAATCCTGATATACCACTCCAGCCACTATACCCCGATACTCCATCGACACCTGTTCCGCCGCTCCAGCCGCTATATCCCGATAATCCATCGACACCTGTTCCGCCACTATATCCTGATAATCCTTGCTCCGTAAATTTTATCAAGACTGGCTGATCTATGGAGTTGATATATGTGAGATTTACTATTTCCTGACTCATTAGTACACCTGTGTTACGTCTGCAGACACTTTAACTTGCCCTTTGTAAATGGTATGGATTTCCCCACCTGAAGTCTTTATTTGTATATCATACAAGGCAACGCCTATTGGCAATGTATCTGTTTCCGTATGGGTCAAATTCAATGCACTTTTTCCATGCGTAGGATCGGTGTGCGATGTTATTATTTTTTGAATCAATGCGGCTGAATCAGGGTCAGTAATATTTGCTTTTACGGTGAAATAAATAGTCCAATTTGTAATATCAAGAGGCATATCGTTCGCTACAAATTCAAACCCCCATGAATAACTATCCCCTTGGTAAATATCAATATTGTAAAGTGTTGGTTTGCTCATAAAATAAATACTCCTCTATTTGTATTTATGGAATAGGATGAGTAGTAAACGCAGAATAATCCTATGGGATACTAAGGATTAGTTTTATGAGGAAATAACTACTTTTTTTCTTTTTCTTTCTTTTCTTCTTCTTTTTTCTTTTCTTCTAATTTTTGTTTTTTAAGTTTGTTTTCCATAATTTTTAATTTATCTTCTGAAGTCAAAGTTTCAATAAGCAATTTAACTTTTGGATTCACTTCTACTTTTAATTCTGCCATTTTATGCCCCCTATAATACTATTTATTGTTTTTCTTTAAATTCTCTTCAGCCCATAAAGGTTGAAGATTTGTGTAATGACAAGCCTTCAGAAATTCTTCTCTATTTTGAAGATTGAAAGAGGATAAAGGGATTATGTGGTCTATGTGCCACCCATAAAAATTATAATTTTCCCAAGACATTCCGGGTTGGAACATGGATTCGAGACGGAGTTTAAGTTCGGGGACGGAACAACCCAAATCACGAACAGCAGAGCCCGATTTTTGATTATTATGAATTGCTTTTCGTAATCTACTTCGTAGATTATGAGCAAGTTTAAAATTTATATCTATTTTTAATCTATTCAGAATGTATTGTGTTTGATAAATTATTTTTTCTTCTTTATTATTTTGGTAATATTCTTTGTCTTTTAGTAATATTCCTTCTTTATTGTTTTCATAATATTCTTTCCTTTGGTTTAATATTTCTTCTTTATTATTTTGGTAATATTCTTTTTTGTTTATTTTCATTTCTTCTTTATTGTTTTCATAATATTCTTTCCTTTGGTTTAATATTTCTTCTTTATTATTTTGGTAATATTCTTTCCTTTGGTTTAATATTTCTTCTTTATTATTTTGGTAATATATTTTTTTATCTTTTTTATATGTTTCATAATATTCTTTATAATAATTTTTCTGTTTTAATCTTATTTGTTTTTTATTATTTTGATAATATATTTTATTATACTCTTTCTTTATTAATGATCTCTCTTCCTTTAAATTAAATCTTCTCATTTCAACCTCCGTATAAGTTTTAATCTAGTGTAGGTAATCCAAAAAGATACGGCTTTTTGAATGGGTAATTACTCCTTGTCCCTACACTATTATTTATTATTTTTGTTCTTTTTGAGATTCAATATTTTCGTCATTTTCAGTCTCCTTTTGTAAAATTTTCTCTAATGCGGCAACGGCGCCCATCAACTGTTGAATCCTCGTTTCTTGTTGGTTCAACATTCCCACCAAACGATCACGATTTTCAACGGATGCTTTCAAATCATTTTTGTAATCTTCCATCTGTTTTTGCACAGCTTCTTTATTCATTTCCCTCTCCTTTTGTATTTATTATTTCTTCAACTTTATCTATTACTTCTTGGGGTTCCACAAATGCTTCAGCATTGTATGTGGCGGCCTCCCACATTTCAAATTGGCGCTCTCTCAAATAAGACTCACTTTTTAAAATATTAACATTCCCCTCATGGCCGAAGATGAACGGGTCAGATTGTCCCCAAATCACTATTCCGGGCTTCCCAAATTGCAACAATGCCCAATGTGGGAAAAAATTATCGACAGAAATCCAAGTATTGCAATTTTTTATTTGTTCGCCCAAGGCCCATAAATCCATATCCCATAAATGCCGGTCGGCTTGTTTCAGTCGCATTTCGGGCCCTTGGCCGCATTGCCAGACGATGTACCCTTTTTCCTTCAACGATTTGACTACTTTTCCCCACCATTCCTTCGAAGGATTTTTTGCGTTGTACGCTCCCGATCTCAACGGCTTCGCCCAGCAGGATATCAAAATAACTTTATTTTCCATTTTTCTTCTCCAATTCATTTATCAGAGTATTCAATATCCCTTCCAAAGTATCTTTATCTTTGAACTCATCGAGAGTGAAATAACCCGTAAGCCCCTGAACTTGCTTGAATTTTACTGTGATGATACCATTATCAGGTCGGATAAAAATAAAATGTTGAGATTCAATTCGTTGCAGGGTCGAATCTAAAACTAATTTTTTAGCTAAAGATTTAAATTCTTTTTTGTAAATTTTCATCTTGTTCTTTTACTCCAATTTTATTATATTTTCTTAAATTATCTTCAGCCCATAAAGGTTGAAGATTTGTATAATTATTTGCTTTTAAAAATTCTTCCCTATTTTGAAGATTGAAAGAGGATAAAGGAATAATATGGTCGATGTGCCACCCAGTATAAGTCCAATTATCCCAACTCATTCCGGGTTGGAACATAGATTCCAGACGGAGTTTGAGTTCGGGGATGGTACAACCTAGGTCTTTGACTGCAGACCCTGCCTTTTGATTTTTTTTTATAGCATGATATAACCGAGTTCGTAAGTAACATTTAAGTTTAAAATTAATATCTGTTTTTCTTCTATTATTAGTGTATTTCAAATTTTTCTTTTTATGAAGTTGTCTATATTTTTTACATGATATTTTTATTTTTTCTTTATTATCATTACGATATTTTTTTATTTTTTTTATGTTATCTTGATAATATTCTTTTTTTTGTTTTAATATTTTTTCTTTATTATTTTTGTAGTTATTTTTATTTCGTTTATATATTTTTTCTTTATTATTTTTGTAGTATTTTTTTAATTTTTTTAATATTTTTTCTTTATTATATAGATAATATTTTTTACTTTTTTCATTATGAATTTTTTTTCTTTCTTCTTCTGTAAAATATTTTTGTTCCATTTTAACCCTCCCAAAGTTAAAAATAGCGAAGTAATTCGAAACGTTGGGAGCATTTCAAAAAGGGTTGCAACCCCTGTCCTTCACTACTATTTATGGATTTAGTCAAATTTTCTCCTCCAAAAACATTTCTTTGTACGCAGTCATCAAATCAATTTTTCTTCCTTTATCTGATTCTTGCCACAAATATCGATACACGTTTTGTGTTTCCGCTAACTTCTCCGAAAGAATATCTTTCGCTGTCCATGTCGGAATAAGTTCCACAGCGAAATTTTTGAATAGAGTAAAATAATATGTTCCGATTATTAGTTTTGGATATTTCTTCAGTAGTTCAGGCAATATTTCAAGAAAACATATACTGTCTCCTATACCTGAATCCAGGATTACAAGTTTTTTCCCTTCCGTACTCACTGCCCAACTTTGCAATTTACGCTGGAATATTTTATCATCCCCTGCCCAATATTCAGGATTTCCATGCGACCTGATGCCGCCTTCTGGGTTCCTGAAATGCCATGTAACTGCATTTGTTGTCACCAATGCTTTCCAACCCCTGCGGACATATTCGTAACTGAATAATGTTTCTTCTCTATGGGCCGCCGGCGAAAGCTCCAAGCAATATTTGATGTCTTCAACCTTACGATAAAGAAAAGATGAATAGATATGTTCGACTTCGAATATTTTACCTTTTGGTTGTATTACCCATTGTGCATTTTCCCTAGTATTGATGTCAGCCAGGCGATTATTGTTGAAATAGTTATCCGCTGCTTTTTGAGAATGGAGCGGGTCAAGGACAAGTCCTGCTACGCAACCCACGCCATCTTTCATCTGTTTTACCAGTTCTTCCAATACGTTAGGTTCAGCGTACTCGTCATCATCCAATCTCCATATGAAATCAGTAGTTGCCCTGTCTATGACTATCTGATGACTGTAATGTTGCCCTTTCTTCGTACCGAATATCACTTCCCATTCGATTCCTTTTTTGGTTATCATATTGAATAGATATTGATACATCGTATTGCTGCGCAGGTCGAGCATTTTTCCATCGGCCTGAACATCGCTATCGTCAACAATAATGATTTTTTTGACAGGATAAGTCTGCATCATTACGGATAATAATGCTATGGGAAGAGTTGAAAAATATCTATTCTTTGTAGGAATACCGACTGTTACTTCAATTTTTTTATTGCTTACGGGAAGTTGAGATTTTATTGGTGTCCATTTGTATTCGGAACGATAACGATCCAAAACTTCTTTTCTTCTTATTTGAAATGCTTCAAGATTTTTTTCCAAATATTCTTTTTCCTCTGCACTCCATGCTGTTTTATTTGGGTCAGTCCATATTTTTACATCGTCCCATTTCCGTGCATGCAATGCACGAATACCCAGGCCGGCAGACTCATTTGTATTTGCCCAGATTTTCTGATTACCGGCAGGAGCTGCAGATACGAATATTTTAGCATCGGTATATTTTTTCAGAGTGTATGCAAAATGCAAATCGTCTCCCTCTGTCGGAGATAATGGTTCTTCCCGAAAGAAAGTCGAAAAC